AATTACCTAAAATTGAATTGGAGTTTAATGAAAAAGAAATTATTTATTCAGAAATAGAAACAAAAGAAAAAGGTAAAAAAATAACACTGAAAAAAATACAAAATGTATTTTATGAAATAAATCCGGGGGAAGGATGCGGTAATTTCTTTAGAAGAACAATAGGTAAAGAAACGTATTTTAATTATAATAAAGCACACCCTAAACAAGTTATCCCAACAATTATAGCTAATAATAACTGTGGTACATTTCATTATTCTGAACCGTTTTTTTTAAGTGATAAAGAATTAAAATTAGCCGGGTCATATCCTTTAGATTACGATTTTTTAAAATTAAAACCTAAATATCTTATAGGTATGAGTGTACCTCCATTAATGACTGGTAAAATAGCAGAACAGATTTATAAACAATGGTTAAACAAATTAAAATGGAAACAATAGAAGAATACCACAACAGACGAATAAACGAAATAAACGAAAGGATTGAATATCTTCAAAGTTACATTGATAACAATACAGCTTTAAAACATAATGAGAATGGAGTTGGTGGTTCTTATTTAAAGCGAAGGAACTCAAGAATATCAGCAAACCATAATCAAAGAGTTAACGAATTTAAATCAGAAGTAGAAGGTTTAAAAAGAGTAGTGGAAATGCACATAAACAAATTAAGATGAAAAAGATAAAATTAGGAGGTTGTGGTTATTTATACCAAAAAATAGAAAGTAAACATACTTTGTTAGCAGACCCGAAAGATGAAGGTTGGTATAATGATTTAAAAGGACAAGCAATTTTTCAAATAGAAGATACAGGAAATGGGATAGATTTCACACAACGTAATAAAAACCGATTAGATTACGACGAAGCTCAAGAATTGTTTTACCTATTAAAAAAAGTTTTATAACCAACTAAACCGACCTAACAAGTCGGTTTTTTTGTGATGTGTACTTTTTAAAAATAATCTGTACTCACTTAAATAACTGCAAAACAATATGTTAATGCCAAATAGTGCGAAGTACACTTTGAAACCTACTATACTATATATATTAGGGTACTATAATATATATATTTATATAAAAAATATATTTATTCTTACCGCCGAAACAAGTTGTCGGAAAAATAGAAAAAATGTGTACTATTCGATTATTTTTAGCAGTAATTTATTGAATATTAATTAGTTAACACAGTACACATTTAAGTACACATCGATAATTATACAGTACACATCGATAATTATACAACTTATTTAGAATGATTATAAATTACAATATATTTGTATTTAATTAAAATAGTTTTATATATTTGCAAATCGAAGCGTGGAAACTTCATAAGACATTATTTAAAAAGCTATCCGATAAAGGTTTTTCCACGCACCTTTTGACGATGGCTTTTTGCATTTAAAATATTTAATTATGTTAGTAGACTTTTACAAAGACGCCTATCAAAACACACCGATAGGAAGACCAAAAAACGTATTGTTTTATTTAGATCGCATTAGAAATGGGGATAGCAAAAAAACAATTGAATTAGTTAGAGCTGAATTAGATTCAAAAAAGAAATCTAAAATTAAACTACAATTATCAGCTGTTACATTTGCAGGTACATTTACCACAAGGTCAAAGGATAATTTAAAAAAGGCAAGTGGTTTATGTATATTGGATTTTGACAAACTTAAAAGCTATGATTTAGTTTTAGAATTAAAAGAAAAACTTAAAGCTGATAGTTACGTTTATTCTACTTGGATAAGTCCTTCGGGAGATGGTTTAAAAGCATTGGTTAAAATACCATGTATAGAATCAAATGATGAATACAACAAGTACTATAAATCAATTGTAAAGCATTTTGAATGGGTAAACAAAGAGTATGGAGATAATACAATCGATACTTCAGGACAAGACATTTCAAGACTTTGTTTTGAATCATACGACCCTGAGATTTATATAAAATTAGACTCTGATTTATACGTAGATTTTGAAAGAACTGAATTAGTAGAAATAAACAGCACTTTAGGTGTTATTACTAACATTCCATTAACAGACCAAGACCAAATAGCTAATAGGTTAATGGTATGGTTTAAGAAGTCTTATAACGGTGTAAATAGAAACAATTCCTTCCATAAATTAGCACTTGCATTCAATGATTTTGGAGTTGAAAGATTTATTGCAGAAAGGTATATCTTAGCGAATGAGCAAAAGGATTTTGACAGCAAAGAAATATTAGCATTAATAAATTCAGCTTATAAGCATACTGCTAACTTTGGGAATAAACAATTTGAAGATAAGTCTAAATTAAAGACCATTTCAAATATGATTTTAGTTGGTAAAACAAACGAATACATTAAAAAATCATTTCCTGACTTAAGCGATGAGAAATTAGATGCTGAGATAAATGCACAAAAAAGTAAAATTGACGTTAACAAATTTTGGAGTCACAACGAGGAGGGGAGATTAGTAGTATCACACCATAAGTTTAAATTCTACTTAGAAAACAAAAACTTTTTTAAGCATTTTCCGATTGATAAATCAAAGACTTTTACTTTCATAACTAAGGAGGGTAATTTTGTAGATGAAGTTACCGAATTTCAAATTAAGGATCATGTATTAAACGAGTTATTAAGTAGTGATAGTTTGGAGCCTTTTGATTTAGTGGCTGGTTCGACAAAGTCATTTACACCGCAATACCTTTCGATGCTGGAAACAGCAAAATTCAACATAGAGGAAGACGGCTCAGACTTTGCAATTTTATACTATCGTAACTGTGTAATTAAAGTTTTTAAAGATGGTTTCCAAAAAATGAATTATGAAGATTTAAAGGGTTTTGTTTGGAAAAAACAAGTGATTGACCGTGACTTTATAGATGCCGATCATCACAAATCTGAGTTTAGAAGATTCCTTTGGTTGGCTGCATCTGAAAACACAAGTAAATACGAAAGTTTAAAATCTGTTATTGGTTACTTAATGCACTCCTACAAAACAAGTGCAAATAATAAAGCAATAATATTTAACGATGAAACAATTTCAGACAATCCAAACGGTGGTTCGGGTAAGTCGCTATTTTGGAATGCGTTGGGTAAGATGAAAAAGGTTTCTGCAATAGACGGTAAAACATTTGAATTTACTAAGTCATTCCCTTATCAATCGGTGCCTGTAGATACTCAGTTACTTGTATTTGACGATGTTAAAAAGAACTTTCAATTTGAATCTTTATTTTCATTAATCACGGAAGGTATAACCTTAGAATATAAAGGGCAGGACGCAATAAAATTACCAGTTACTAAATCACCAAAAATAATAATTACAACAAACTATACTATTGGAGGTGTTGGAGGGTCTTTTGAACGCAGGAAGTTTGAAGTTGAAATGAGTAGCTTTTTTAATTCTAATTATACTCCATTAGATGAGTTTGGTCACATGTTATTTGATGATTGGGACGAAAACGAGTGGGCAAGGTTTGACCATTTCATGATAAATTGTCAAAAATTTTACCTTAAAAAAGGATTGGTACCATTTGACTTTACGAATTTAGAACATAGAAAACTAATCAACGAAACGTCTTCGGAATTTCTTGAATGGGTTGGGGATGGTAACATACAAGAAGACCATCGACACATTAAAAGCGTTTGTTTTGAAAACTTTTTACAAGAAAATAAAGACTTTAGAACTTGGTTAAAAACAAAACGCTTCACTATTTGGATTCAAAAGTATTGCACTTATTATAGTAAGACATACAAGGAAGGCAATTCAAATGGTCAAAGATGGTTTGAAATTACAAGTAATAACGAAGTTAAAAAAGAAGAAGAATGTCCATTTTAGAACTTAGAGAATATCAGAAACAATATGTAGATGGATTGCAAAATTCATTTAAAAAAGGAAACAAAAAAATAGTTTTGTGCGCCCCAACAGGTTCGGGCAAAACTGTTATGTTTTCCTACATGTGTAAAAACGCATTTACAAAGAATAAAAATATACTGATTTTAACAGATAGGAAGGAGTTGTTTTCTCAGTCAGATAGCGTATTATTAAAGTTAGGATTAAAGCCACAATTGATAAAGCCAAATTCAAAAGTAGATTTAAACGAAAATCTATTTGTTGGAATGATTCAAACGGTAATGCGTAGGATTGAAATATTAAAAGAATGGATTGATAGTTTAGATTTAATCATAATTGACGAAGCTCACAAATCTATATTTGATGGATTATTTGATTACATAAATAAAAAAACGTATGTAATAGGTGCAACTGCAACACCACACCGAGAGGGCAAACAATTAAGTTTGGAAAAGTTTTACGATGACATTATACAAGTTATAGACACCCCCGACTTAATTGATAGTGGTAATTTATCAACTCCTATTTCATATGGTGTTAAAGTTGATTTAAAAGGTGTAAAAACAAAAGCTGGTGATTATGATGAAAAAAGCATGGCTGATAAATATTCTGAGATACAACTTTACCACGGCGTGTATGATAATTATACAAAAATTTGCAACGGTAAAAAAGCAATAATATTTTCACCAAGTAGGGATTCATCGGTTGAGCTTGTAAATTCATTTGTAAATAAAGGACTAAATGCAAAGCACGTTGATTGTTACATGAATAATAGAGATGAAGTTATAGAATGGTTTGAAAATACACCTGGTGCAATTTTGTCTAACTACGGAATTTTGACAACGGGTTTTGATTGCCCAACTATTGAAGTTGTAATTTTATACAGAGCAACAAAGTCTTTGCCTTTATTTCTTCAAATGGTAGGACGTGGCTCGAGAGTTACACCAATAAAGAACGAATTTACAATATTAGATTTTGGGAATAACATTCAAAGACATCACTATTGGGAAGCACCAAGGAAATGGAATTTAAAGAAAAAAGAAAAAAAAGAATGTGCTGCACCAATAAAAGAATGTCCCGAATGTTGCTACCTTATGCCTGCAAGAATTATGGATTGTCCCGAATGTGGTCACGTGTTTGAAAAGTCCGAAAAGGAAAAAGAGGAAGACGTAATTGTAGAATTACAAAAACTATCTTCAAACGCTTTAAAATCTAAAATACAAGGTGCAACATTTAAAGAACTAGAAATGATACAAAAAGCAAAAGGTTACAAAGTATCATGGATATTCCACCAATTGAAAACCAAAGAAGATTATTTTGCTTATGAGAAATATATGGGATATAAAAAAGGATGGGCAAATAGACAATTTAATTTAAAATATAAATGAAAAGCGAAGACAAATTACAACAGGAAATAGTAATGTGGTATAGAAATAATTATTGTTTAAAGAAACATTATCCACGAAATTTAATTTTTTCAGTACCTAATGATTCAAAAGATGCTAAAGAACAAATGAGAAAGAAAGCAACAGGATTGTATGCAGGGGTGTCTGATTTAATTTGCATTCATTTTGGTAAAGTATTGTTTATTGAAGTAAAAACAGACGTTGGAATACAATCTCCAAGGCAAAAAGACTTTCAGAATATCGTTGAAAACCAAGGCTTCAAATATTATTTAATAAAAAGTTTAGAAAAATTTAAAGAAATACTTGCAGATTAATAATTAATGCTTATATTTGTAACATAACTAAACAAAACACACAATGAAAACAAACCTAAGAAAATTAGCATTGATCCTTCGGAAGGTAGACGCTAGCAAGTTCTTTTCAATTAGTATTTACAACGGGTCGATAGTACTCGGAGCATTTGAACAAGACGTATTGATTGACGACTTGAATATTAATTGGGATTCAATCGAATACGATTTAGAAATGACAATCTTTAAGAAAAACAATGTTAAACTAATTGTATCATGAAAAATTTAATTAAAATACAGGCAGAGTTGAAATGTCCGAAAGGTTCATTCAACGCATTTGGTAAGTACAAGTATAGAAGTGCGGAACAAATATTAGAGGCTTTAAAACCTTTACTTAACAAATATGATTCACTATTGTTAATGTCAGATTCAATAGTTGAGATTGGCAACAAGTTGTTCTTAAAAGCAACCGCAACATTTAAACACGACGCTGAATCTATTGAAGTATTTGGTTTTGCTGAGATGGGAGAGCATAAAGGTATGAGTTCAGAACAGACAACAGGGACTGCATCAAGTTACGCTCGCAAATATGCTTTGAATGGTTTGTTCTTAATTGACGAAACAGAAAGCGACCCAGATTCAAAAGCGCCAACACCAAAGAAGAAAGAAACAATTACAGATGAGCGTTTGGCTGCTGCACTTACTAAAATAAAAGATGGGTCTTACACAATGGAAAAGCTAAAAGAAAAGTTTGAATTAACCGCTAAACAATTAGAATTGTGCTAATACGTTGTTCATCACTACCGAAAATCATGGTCAACTCCCGTTCAAAAGACGGGGGTTTATCCGAAACAGCAAAGAGTTACATCAAGTCAGTTGCTAAGCAAGATTACTTCGGTTACACTACTGAGTTAAACAATAAGTACGTAACCAAGGGAATACAATGCGAAGAGCAATCGATTGAACTACTTAACGATGTTCTATTTACAAACTACGAAAAGAACACTGAACGTAAAACAACAGAGCTACTAACAGGGGAAGCGGACATAGTTACCAATGATTTAATTATCGACATTAAAACCTCATGGTCCTTTGACACATTCCCAGCAACGCCAAGCGATATTAACATTAAAGATTATGAGTACCAATTACGTGGGTATATGTTTTTGTACAATGTAGAACGTGCTGCACTTGCTTATTGTATGGTTAATACACCAAGCGACCTAATCGGTTACGAAAGCGAAGAGCTGCATAGAGTGCGAGATACACCAATTCAAAGCCTTGTAACGATGTTAACGATTGAACGCGACTTAGAACTTGAACAGGAAATGTTAGAGCGCTCAGCGGCAGCAATTGAATATTATAAACAATACATAAATCAAATCAATGAAAAGAAGTATAATTAATTTTACAGACATACCTATCGATGAGATACGGATGCGGCTTAAGTACCAAAAGAAAAAGTATAGTGTAACAGAGTGCGTCAAAGAGGCGTTTAGAATAGCAAACAATAAAATAAAAGAAGATGAAAAATGAAATGAAGTTCGTTGGTAAGATTACCAACATTTT